ACTTATGGATCCTAGCTTATTACACGAATACATCACACTTGTGTTAGTAACGCTTGATTTAGCGGTTGAATTATATGATGGAGATCTTGAGGAGGTATAACAAATGGTTGAAATGTTTGACGTAATCAAAGTACAGCAGGACACCATAAAGCAGCTACATAAACAGTTCACCGGCGCGGCTCAGATTCGCGCCTCATACACAATAGATAATAACGGTGACATTCTTCTCACACCCGATGGTATGAGAGCATATCGCATAATTAGGCCGCTTTTCTTTCTGGATCTTACGGCGCTCAAGATGTATGACGGCCTTATCAGACATTTTAGCTCAGCACCCGGTAACACCGAGGTATCACCGACCTATAAAACACTCAAGGACGTCCGCGGTCGCTCATACGCAGAGTTTGAATTTGATAATGGTACAAAGGTCTATTTTCCAAAGACCGACGTTGGAAATATCAAGCCCGATGAAAACATAACCTACTACATGGATAACAGACACGCACCATTGCGCGTATACCGTGGTGATGAGTGTATAGCCGTAATAATGCCAAGAAAGCTGAGGTAATGAACCATGAAAAAGAGAGGCCGAGGCCGTCCGCGTAAAATAAACCTTAAAAGCACTGAAAGTATTATCAATGCTACTCTTAATCAGTTATCAAAGCTATCACCTAAAGATCTGAGGACAGCATATAGCCGCCTACGTCAGACAGCGTTAAAGCGCCTTAACCGCCTTCGTGAGAACCAGCTTGACTATCTCGACATCTACAAGCTCAACCGCGAGGAATTTGCAGCCAAGCCTAGCAGCATGACCGACAGCGAGGTAGCGCAAGCACTACTCAATGCCCGTAATTTCCTAGACAATCCGACAAGCACCGTCAGAGGCGCCAAGAAGGAGCTACAAGACCGGGCACAAACAATTAAGGAAACTATCGATTATGACACCAACTACGGCGGCATTATAGACCCCTCAGATCCTGCAATGTTGAGAGTGTGGGGCGACTTCATGGACACGCTCAGAGCTTCGAGCGAATACGAATTAGTTTACGATCTCTCAGACCTGCGGGAGCTGTGGAACGTATACCAAAGACGCGCCAACGCTGAGACATTCGCGGACGCCGACGGCAAGCACTACAAAGACCTTGACGAAGCGTTTGAACGATTCATGCAGAGTCCCGATACTATCCCGCTCTTCAATGACGAGACAAGCAGCGGCGCAAAGTCTGCGGGCACACGTCAATCAGAGCGGCGTCGCGTGCAGCGGATCCGTAAGAGGAAACAGCAATGAACATATTCAACGTCAATACCTTTCCCTATGCTACGGCGGTATCATATTTTGATATAGTGCCAAAGGCGCGAGGCAAGAAAAAGCAGCGCCGGATATTGGACGCTGTATGTGCATTTGATATTGAAACTACGAACATCGACAGCATAGAGAACAGCGTTATGTACATATGGCAATTCGCATTTGACAATATCGGCGTTATTATCGGCCGCACGTGGGGAGAGTTTCGAGCCTTCCTGCAGAACCTCTCTGACGTACTGGGCGAGCGATGGCTGATAATCTATGTGCATAACTTGTCCTTCGAGTTTCAGTTCCTGCAAGGTCAGTTTGATATGTCCGAGGAAGATGTATTTGCAGTCGAGAGCCGCAAAGTGCTTAACTGTGATATCATGGAACATTTTGAATTCAGGTGCTCATATCTTCAAACGGGTATGTCATTAGACACATTTACAAACGAAATGGACGTCAAGCATAAAAAGCTCAGCGGCGCCGAATTCGACTATAACAAACTGCGGTATCCGTGGACACCTCTATCAGAGCGGGAGCTTGAATACTGCATTAATGACGTTGTGGGATTGGTCGAGGCTATGAAGGTGCGAATGTCGATTGAAAGCGATACCCTTGCGACAGTCCCGAAAACATCAACAGGCTATGTGCGGCGTGACGTCAAAAGGGCGTTGTACCGTTGTAAGTGGGTCAATAAGCTACAACCGGATTTTGACACCTATGTGTTACTCCGGGAGGCCTTCCGAGGCGGCAACACACACGCCAACAGACACTATATAGGCAGTCCGGGCGCTATGTTTACGCTGCACAATGTAAAGTCATGTGATATAGCGTCTGCATATCCTTCCGCGCAGATAAATAGAATGTTTCCGGTGACTCCATTTAAAACGGTAGTTAACCCTTCAATCGAGATAGCGCATAAGCTCATGAGCTACGGCCGGGCGCTTCTGCTGCGTGTGACGTTTTATAATATCCGCCTGCGTGACAGAGCGTGGGGAAATCCATATATCCCCAAAGCAAAGTGCTACAACATAACGCGTGTGTTTGACAGATTCGGCTATCAGGTAGACGACGCGCTATACGATAACGGCCGCGTGCTGCGTGCTGCTACACTGGGCATTACAGTAACAGACATTGATCTGCAAATCATCGAAGAAGAATACATATACGACAGTGCAGAAATCGAGATCATGCAGTGTGCCAAATACGGCCGGATCCCGTCGGTTGTGCTGGACGTTGTGCGCAAGTACTACCACGACAAAACGGAGCTAAAAGGAGTTCCCGGTCGTGAACTGTTTTACCGACTCAGCAAAGCAAAGCTCAACTCCATTTATGGCATGAGCGCTCAAAACCCTGTTAAGATCGGATCTGTGTATCATGTTATCAAAGATGAAGACGGCGAGATCGTCAAGGCACACGGCCGTGTTCTGAAATCATTTGAGATAGATTTAAGCAAGACTGCGGCTGAGCTGCTGATGGAGCACAACGAGCATTTAAACTTTCCTTATCAATGGGGAGTTTGGACAACAGCATGGTGTCGGCGCCAACTGGAAGACGGTTTAAGACTAGTGCATGAGCACCACGACCCTTTTAAATGCTACTATGTCTATTGCGACACTGACAGCATTAAATATGTTGATGAAGACAACGTTGTGAGCTGGGACGCTTATAACTTAGCACAGACCCGGCTATCTGCCGCAAATAATGCAATAGCAGTAAGCAAAGATGGTGAGGCGCACCCGATAGGCATATTTGAAGAGGAAGAAATGTCGGTCAATTTCCGCACGCTGGGCGCAAAAAGATATGTGCAGGAATATTCAGACGGCAAGCTCAAAATCACAGTCGCCGGAGTAAACAAGCGCCGGGGAGCTGAGGAGCTGCGGCGAATGGGTGGTGTTGATGCTTTTGAGGACAATATAACATTCTTCGACGCGGGCGGTACTATCTCTAAATTTAACGACTGCGGCGCCGAAGATATCGAGGTAGACGGCCACATATTGGAGATCCCGCCTAACGTATATATCACCGAAACCACAAAGACGATAAGCCGCGCTGAGGAATATGTAGATATCAATATATTGTGTGCAATGTGTACAGAGTATATTGAAAAGGCTAAGCGCGAGGCGTGGTTGTGGCAAGAGTCTGATGAATACAAACATAAGTCACGCGCCGAGATCAAGACAAGCTACTGGTATGAAACATTTGCAGCAGGCAGGACGGCAGCCAAGTTCAGAGCCGTGAGGAGGAAAAACAATGCCAAAAATACTAAATGATAATACGATCACCTATAAGCGGGTACATACTGATATTGAAATAGTACTGTACAACAAAGAGACCCGATATAATGAGTACTACACGATCACACTAGATAGCAACGTACACCCAAACCACGCGCGGCGAGCGCTGATAAAAGAGGGTAGGATTGATTTTATCAAATACGACCTGTTGGAGATCGTGAGCTGCAAGCGCTATGAAGACGCCTATATAATGGACGCTGATGTGTTTATGGCAAATGCCTATAAAATAGCGTCGCGGGAGGTGTAAGTGTGCGCGGTATCTACACACCCGAGGGATGGTTAAATATGCCCGAGATCCGCAAGCTCAAGACCCCGTTTATATTTGTAGTAGGCGGCCGTGGTATCGGTAAAACCTACGGCGCTATCAAGGACACCATAGACAATGACATAAGGTTTATGTTTATGCGACGTACCCAAAAGCAAGCGGATCTAATATCAGTGCAAGAGCTCAGCCCTTTTAAAGCCCCGTGCTATGATATGGGGCTAAGCTATTGCACCAAGACCATTGCAACCAATTGCAGCGGCCTGTATCTGATCGACGGCGAGGGTGAGAAGCTTGCAGGATATGTTACCGCGTTGTCTACAATATCGGGGTTGCGAGGCTTTGACGCGTCGGACGTTGATTTGTGGATCTACGACGAATTTATCCCCGAACGTCACGAGCGCCAAATCAAATTTGAGGGCGAGGCGTTTCTAAATGCCTATGAGACCATAAACCGAAACCGCGAGTTAAACGGACGGCCGCCGCTCAAATGCTTATGTCTGAGCAATTCAAACGACGTCGGCAACCCCATATTTACAACTATGGGTATAGCAGACATTGCACTCAAAATGCAGGAGCGAGGACAAAACGTTTACATTAATGATAAGCGCGGTATCAGTATAATACTACCTCATAATTCCCCGATATCCGAGCAAAAGAAAGACACTGCACTATATCGGGCAGCAGGTGACGGGCGTTTCTCTGCAATGGCCATTGGTAACACGTTTGAACAGGAGACCGGAATTGCAGCGCGAGATCTAAATGAGTTTACACTAATGACTTCGTGCGGGAAGCTCTATTTCTACAAACACAAATCAACAGAAGAGATCTACTGCACGGGGCACCGGAGAGGCTCAGCTGAACACTACGAAGATGATTACACGTCTATTCTGCAATTCAGAGCGGCTAACAGGTGGTTACAGTCGGCTTTTCTTCTCGGCCGTCTGACGTTTGAAAACGTGAAATGCAAGCGCGATTTTGAAAACATTTTTTACAATCGCTCTTGACAAAACAATATAACAATGATATAATTATAGTGAGGATATTTTGGCGGCGCGTGCTCTTCGACAGATAGGCGGAACCTATGAGCGCGGGCAGTGTCAACCCATGGACGCGCCGCGGGATCCTCACTATTATTATTTTATGAGGTGATTACATGGAATTTCAGCAGGCCTTAAAGCTGTTGGAAGACGGTATGACGCTAGAGCAGGTAATGCAGCTGCGTGACGCTGAACAGAAGGGCGGCGCTGCTGATAATTCTGATAACGATAAACCTGCCGCGGCGGATCCGACACCTGCAGACAATCAGCAGGAAGATATACCCGCGTGGGCGCAGAGCCTTAACGGCAATATCGAGAAGCTGACCCGCACCATACAGGCGCAGGCTATCAGCAATTCGTCCCGCGGCGGTATCAACACACAGACAGTGCAGGAACAGGCAGACGCTGTTCTGTCGGGACTGTTTGCAAAACCCAGCAAGGAGGTAAAAAACGATGGCAGTAAATGATATGACTATCGAACAGGTCAGCACCGTGCTGAATGCCATAGTCGAGCAGGCAACGGGAAAGCAGCCCACTATTCAGGTAACAGATACTTCTAGTTTTGTGACCGTCGCTCAGACCGTGCTCAAGACCGGTTATGACACCGTTCTCAATGCTATTTCACAGGTACTCAGCCGCACGATCTTTAGCGTTAGACCCTATAACCGCAAATTTCGTGGTATCGAAGTCAGCGAACAGAAGTGGGGAAACCATGTGCGCAAGCTGCAGCTTGTAGACAATACCTTTGAAAACGATGAACGTTACAGCCTCACCGAAGGTCAGAGCGTTGATATGTATAAGGTAAAGAAGCCTAAGCCCGTACAGACTAACTTCTATGGACAGGTCACTTTTCAGGATCATATAACCATTTTCAGGGATCAGCTCGACGTAGCATTTTCCAGCCCCACAGAGTTTGCGTCGTTTATAAGCATGATTATGCAGAATATGAGTGACCGCTTTGCTCAGATGGACGAAGAGTTCGACCGCTCTGCCGTCGCTAACTTCATCGGTGGTAAGATCATAGGTGGAACTGACGTTATCCACCTTGTAACAGAGTATAACGCATACGCGGGCACATCTTATACATCTACCACGATAAAGGATCCGACCGCATACGAGCCCTTTATCAAGTGGGTATTCGGCCGCATTAAGACCCTTGTTGGCATGATGAGTGAGCGTAGTATCAAGTATCACACTAATCTCACCGACAAGCCTATCATGAGGCATACACCCGTTGACAATCTCAAAATGTATCTGTTTGCTCCGGTACTGAATGACATAACCTCTAGCGTACTGTCTGATATATATAATGATGAGCTGCTGAGATTTGCGGAGCACGAAGAGGTAAGCTACTGGCAGAATATCGACAACCCCGACAAGCTCAAGCTGACTGCGAGCTACATGACAGCAGCAGGCGCTATTACAACAGGATCCGTTGACGCTGCAAATATATTCGGCGTGCTCTTCGATGAAGAGGCAGTGGGATCCAACAGGTGTAACGAGTGGAGCGAGCGTACACCGATGAATGCAGCAGGTGGCTACTCTAACATTTACTGGCACTGGACGAGACGTTACTGGAATGACTTCACCGAAAACGGTCTGGTTCTTATGCTGGACTAACTTTCATTTGTATAATCTCCTTGGTATGCCCTCTACAACGCGGTAGAGGGCACAATGCTATGAGGTGACATTATGTCTTTTAGTATTACTCTATATTCGTTTCGTAAACGCAAAAACAGCACACTGACGCCGACAGGATCCGGGCGCAATTATAACGTTGTGCTCAAAGCACCATGCACTATGCTGTCACCGGTCTTCGAGCTGGAAATGGGCACGTCAAATCCCCACACATATAATTATCTGTTTTGCGGCGCGTTCGGACGTTACTATTATATAGATGATTGGGAATGGGACGGGCGTTTGTGGCTTGCGCATTGCTCATCGGATCCCATGGGCAGCTTCGCCCAGCAGATCAAGACCAACGGCGCATATATACTCAGGTCGTCAGGTGAGTTTGACCCTGCTATATATGATACAACATACCCTGCTGAGGCGGAAATGCATTCACAGTCGGTGTACCTTAATACAAATTGGAGCAAAAGCCTATTTGGCGGCGGTACATTTGTAGTAGGAATTGTTGGCAATAACGGCGGCGCTGTAAAGTACTATGCTATGAGTTCGGGCACATATGGAAATTTCTGTAATTTCTTATACTCCAACTTCCCGAAAGTTCCCGATGGATACACCACAACAGGAAATGACATATCATGGGGCGATATGGCAATTGTTGAGTATAGGCAGGCTACTATATCAAATATAATCAATTTCTCAACATATGTAACGTCTGTAATGTGGTTCCCGTTCCCGCTGGACGGATCAGTATTAGGCAGTTGGGAGACTGTCAAAGTTGCATATTGGAGTAGCGGAGTCAGTGCTCAGCCTCTGACGTCCAGCACACAACACGTTGAGTATAATATAAATATACCCAAACACCCCGACCGTAATAGCCGCGGTATGTGGCTTAATGCGTCCCCGTATTCATCATATACATTATATACACAGACCTTTGGAGCTATAGCGTTGGATCCTACGCCGATGATATCAAGCCCGCAGCTACATATGGAGGTCGAAATAGATCTAGTCAGCGGCGGCGCTGCTATGCGTTTATTCGCCCGGAGCGCTGATAATGAGTTAACACATATAGGGCAGTATTCGGGACAGGTCGGTGTATCATGGCAAATGGCGGGCACACGCGCAAACCGTTTCGGAGGCCTCGAAGGTATGTTTAATTTGCTGGGCGCCGTCGGTGCTGCTAAGGACGGTAACTATTTATCAGCTGCTGAGGGCATACACAGCGGCATACAATCATTTTGTTCTCAGCTACTGCCTAAAGCAAAAGTGTCGGGCAATATGGGCGCGGGTCCCGTTTTTTCGGGAAGTATCGCACTAGTTCACGAGTATTACAACCCAGTCGATGAAGATCGACCGCGCAAGGGTCGGCCGCTATGCAAAAGCAAGACGCTCAATTCCATGCACGGCTTTGTAATGGTCGCAGATGGAAATATTCTGACAACGGCGACGCCGGCAGAAAAAGAGCAGATAAAACGGTATCTGGAGGAGGGAGCATATATTGAATAACTACGTTATAAGCGGTCATGAGGGCGCACCCTATGGCTATGAGATATACAACACATATAACGGCTCGTTTTCGCCTTCCACAGTTCACACGCGAAACACGGCGTTGCATAACTACTATTGCAGATACCTGCTACAGCGTGCAATGAGCGTTTTTGAATGGACAATGCCGGAGCTCTGGGAGCGGCGTGCAAAAAACTATATGCTCTATTGTCTGTATTGCATAGGATTTTTTGCTGTTATCAGCACCGATAAATATGGCGTTATCCCGCAAGACTGCACGCTGTCCGGGTATGATATATTTTATCAGCCTAACAGAGTGCTGATATCAAACCCCGAAATGCAGGCAGACACTCGTGAATTTATGATAGGCAGCGAATGCGCGCTCATTCGCCTACAGCCCGATTACGGCGGGATTATGGATATTATCTACTATTACGCGGATCAAATGTCTCTGCTGTCCGAGGCTATCAGCGTAAACGCCGTAAATACCAAATTGTCGTTTGCCTTCGGTGCCAAAGACAAGGCGCAGGCGGAAACGCTGAAAAAGATGTATGACCATTACAGCGACGGCACGCCGGCAGTATTCTTCGATAAAAACCTATTGGATCCGAAGACCGGGCAGCTTAACATTCAGTTTTTCAATAATAATGTGCGTGAAAGCTATGTTATTACTGACCTGCTGAACGATCTAAGAACCGTTATAAATGATTTTGATTCTCATATTGGTATACCTAACGCCAATACGCAAAAGCGCGAGCGGTTGATTACCGACGAGGTAAACGCGAACAACTTCGAGACCCGGTCAATGTGTGAGCTTTGGTTAGATAGCCTCAAAGCCGGCTGCTCAGAGGCGCGGGAGCTGTTCGGTGTGGATCTATCTGTTGATTGGCGCGTTGACGCGCTGGAAGGAGGTGCCGCTGATGGCTCTGCTCAGCCTAGTAGCAATATACAATTATGATAATACAGTGCTGGAGGATCTGAAAAACTACGTCCCGAAACAGCCGTCAAATACCGATTACGCGGTACTTAACTTCACGCCGATCGACTTCACGACGCTCAAATCTCTTATATTGCTGCGAGCTGCTGAAATGAGTTTGGTGTATTCGGATATTGATTTATTCAAGTTTGCTCTCAGGGCATGGAGCGCGGCAAATAAAGACGTGTGGCAACGGCTTTATGATACACTATGGTATAAATACGACCCTTTGTTTAGCAAGATTCGGACGTATACGCTTGAGCGTAAGACCCGGTTAGACCGGGACACCGAGGAGCACACCGATCAGAGCGACACCAACACGATCGAGCGCGAAGACAACACCAAGACCGACAGGGACAGGAACATCACAACGACCGAGAACACCACGGCACACGATGGCGCCAATGAAACGGTTAACAGGTCGGGTAATGACAGTGCGACCGATACTCAGTATGTGCAGGCGTTTAATGATATCGGCGCTAGCCGTTGGCATGAGAAGGAACAGAATCGGCACACCGGCGATGTACACGAGAATGCCACGACCAACAGCAGCGAGGACATCACCCAGCAGGTCAGCGGCAGCGAGAGCACCGACGAGGATATAATTACACAATATACTCAAGATGTTAAAGAGCTGCTCGACAGGGAGATCAACAAAAACGGCAAACAGCTCGACGTGGGCAAGGTTGACGACGTTATCAAAGAGACCATAACCGGGCAGCGAGCTTTTCAGGAGCTGATAGTGTTACAACGTGAAATAGCGGAATTCAATCTGTATGATTATATAGTAGAAGACTTTGTGAGACATTTTTGTGTTATGGTATACTAAATAGGAGGCGAGACAAATGCAAACATGGATCAAGGCAAACATAGGCAAGCTGATAGAGAGATTCGGCGGCATGGCGCTAAAGCTCATTACTGCCGCCGAGTTTGAGGCGCTGGAAGTCAAAGACCCTGAAACACTGTATACAGTGACAGACTCAGAGGCCGACACTGTAAAGCTGTATTTAGGTGATAAGCAAATCGGCGGCGGTACACCCACGACGATCATACAAGCCGCCGATCTGACAGGGTATAGCGGCAGTCCGAATCTCGGGAACGGCTTCGAGGTTATAACCGCCGGCGGCGTTGGTACGATTGCCGTTGATAGTGAGACCATAGGTGGTGTAACATATAACGGGCTGAGAATAAGCGGCGGTACCACGTTACAAACGAAACGATACTTCGGCAAAATGTCAACGTTTGAGGTTGAGTTTATTATCAATTCGTATGTCTCGGGAATTAATCGCTTTTTATCAACGGGCGGCACGAAATTTGATTTTTCAATTTATACGAGCGACGACGATTATTTACACTATGTAGCAGCTGACGATTACCAAGTACTTGACCCATCTGTTGACCGCATACCGAATTCAGGCGGCAACTGCACCGACAACAGCATTACAAAAGCGTCGCTACTCGACGCCGTGACAAACATTAAGTTTGTAGACGACGGCACATATACAACGCTATATGTCAACGGTGTAGCCAAGATCAATTGGCTGACAGGATTTGCAAACAGTAGCTTTTTCTTGTACGGTCAAAATGTAGGCGCGAACGGCATAGGCGGCGCTGATATGCTGATAACTAAATTGCAGTGGTCGGCAAACGGCATAGAGTACGACGAACGAAACTGGGTGCCTATCTGAGGAAGGTGATACTATGCAGACATGGATCAGGGCTAACATAGGTAAGCTGATAGCGAGATTTGGCGGCATGGCTTTACAGCTCATTACTGCCGCCGAGTTCGCAGCGCTGGAAGTCAAAGACCCCGCGACACTGTATACGGTGACAGACTCAGAGGCCGACACTGTGGGACTGTATTTGGGTGATAAATTTATCATCGGTAACAGAGTCTCAACAATAGGTACAACGTCCCGTGCTGCTATCGCTACGGTTAATGACATTTCAGGCACTACACCCGCAGTTAAGAAGAAGAGAAAGAGGAGGTCTAAATAATATGTACGGTTTTGAGAAGTTCCCCTATACAAATTTTCATGAACTTAATCTGGACTGGCTGCTGAACAAGCTCAAAAATCTTGAAGAGTGGGCGGCACAGTTTGACACCGACGCGCTGCTTGAAGAGATCCGACAGCTCATCCTCAAAATGGTTGAAGACGGCACCTTCGATGAGATCTTTGAAGAGTGGGTACGTCCGCTCAGAGACGATATAACCGACCTTCAGGGACGCGTATCAGCTCTTGAGACCTCGCAGGCCGCTCAGGACGTTATTATAAACGGATTGCAGACGACCGTATCAACTCTCGTTGTTACAGTCGATGAACACGGACGGCTCATCACTAACCTCGAAACCCGCGTATCAGCTCTCGAAACCTCACAGGCAGAACAGGACGTGACGCTGGACGATCACGAAGACAGGATCACAGCGCTTGAAAACTCTTCCAGCGGGCAGGGCGGTGATATTTCAGCGCTGGCTAATCGTGTAACAGTGCTTGAAAATAACTACACCACGCTCAACACGACCGTTACCGAACTGGGCGACACTGTTACAACGTACATCACGGAGACCGACGCGACGCTTGAAGATCACGAGGCGCGCTTAGCAGCACTCGAAGTCGAAGACGTCCCTACATGGCAGACCCGAAATAATATCTATAAAGGATATCAGGCTACAACCCTTGCGGATCTTCTCGACCGCGTGGAGACAGGCAAGGCATACGCCGGCGACTTCTGGCACGGCCAAATAAATCTGACGTCAGGAACCTTTGTTGACGCTAATGTGTTTGTAGCACGACTTAAATCGAACAGCGGCGCGTATCTGCTGATAGTGCCTGATAACACCGAATACGCAAGAATGACGGGCAGTAACTTAAATGTTGAATATATCGGCTCGACCATCGCAACCCGTGCAGAAATGCTTGCACAAAATAACCTTGTGAGGTTTAACAACAAGCTGAATTCTATGTATGTCGGCACCTCTTACGGCGCGTCACTACAGCCGCTCGGCATTATACCCAGTGCTGCAAATATTGTAGGATATGCTGCTAGAAACCTTGTAGACTCTATCGGGCTGAATGCAAAATTCAATTTTGCTGAGGACTATTTACAGACACCGACCGCATTAGGTCTTACCGACTACTCACACGATGAAACATCACCCTATGGCGGCACATATGCAACCTATGTGTCTAATGTGGCTAATGGCTGCGGTGGATACATCAAAATAGAAACGAATCCTACATTAGCAAGGGCGTTTGCAGTAGTTGTATGCTATAACTGACACAACAAAAAAAGAGCGGCCACAATGGCCGCTCTTGCGTTGGTTATTAAAACGGTATTCCATCATCTGAGAGCACGTCAGAGATCGACAGCTCACCGGGATCCGGTGCAGGTGTCGGAGCCGGAGCTGTAACCTTATCAGGATCTGTTACCTTCGGCTGAATAGCAACGTATTCACAATCAAGATTGGTGTAGGTCTTCCCGTTCTTTTCAGAGGTATGGGTTGATAAAGTACCGATAGCTAACACGATATCACCCTT